CTATTGGGTTACGATGTGGATATCGAAGCATCTAATATTAATAGTCGTGTGTTGATTCAGAACGGACACGTTAATCAAGCTGACTGGCTTGATAAGCTTTACTATGAAGCTGTGCCGTTGTTCGACCAAGATCTTATTTCCGCTCCTCCTCGTCCGACACATTTCCGATTCACCTATGGCGAACCGGCAATCTCTAAAGTGTTTGGCATTGACGAATGGGATAAGTATCTTTCTCGCGATACTGCTGATCCGTATACTGCACATGAAACAGCCACAATTACGTGGTTATTGGAAGATGGACCAAGTACCTTTACTTTGGGTCATACTCCACTACTAGTTCGTATTGTAGACTAATAATGAATGCTAGGTCTTCGGGCCTAGCATTCTTATCTTACCCGGGAGTCTATTGTGATTTTATTTAGAAAAGATTGGGCCAAATATCCCGGCGCAATCATACATGCTAATACTAAGAATAAATCATTCTTACGCTATAGCTATATCTTAAGGGAAATGGGAATAAAGAATAACTTCTTTCATCTAGCTTTATTGCAACCAGAGTTAGCTAACGTTGATCCCTTTGATCCTGACTTAGATAATGAAACTAAGTTCAAAATTATCCGAGAATGTAAATACAACATTTGGTACTTCTTAAGAGAAGTTGCACGATTCCCTCCAAAGGGCGGTAACGAAGCAATACCATATGCAGCCAACCGCGGTAACATGGCCCTTACTTGGTCATTCATGAACCATATCGACTTTGCGCTTATCATGATCCGTCAGGCTGGTAAGTCGGGTTCAACTGACCAAATACATTCTTATATAACCCATGTAGCTGGGGAAGGTAATGCTACACAGATTCTAACTAAGGATAACAAACTTAGAAAGGCAAACATCGAACGTATTAAAGCGATTCGAGATCAATTGCCTAGTTATTTGCATACATGGACTCGTGACGATGCCGACAATACCGTTGAGGTCACCTGTAAGGCCCTAGGGAACGAGATTCAGACTGGAGTGGCCCAGAAGTCGGAAGACGGTGCAGATAATCTTGGAAGGGGTCTGACGGCGCAGGTGCAGCATATAGACGAAGCGCCATACATTGCAAACATCCATATCTCTCTTCCGGTAGCACTTGCATCCGGTACAGCAGCACGTGACCTTGCTAAAGCAGCAGGTGGTTTCTATGGAAACATCTTCACTACAACGGCTGGTAAGAAAGATACAAAAGAGGGTCGTTATATTTATGATCTAATTCATGAAGGCATGTATTGGAATGAAGCAATCTTAGATTGTGCTGATATTAATGAAGCTATTGAAATGATTGATAAGAACTCAGTGGGAGATTCTATCATTATCAATGGTACATTCAGTCATTCTCAGATTGGTAAGTCAGATGAATGGTTACGTAAGGCAATCCTTAATACGAAAGCCACTGAAGATATCGCTGACCGAGACTTCTTCAATGTATGGACTTCCGGTTCTGAAAGTTCTCCTCTATCTCAGAAACTAAGTACGGTAATTCGTGCTTCTGAAACTAGCCCTATTTATACCAACATTACTCCAGAGAAATATCAGATACGTTGGCAGATCCCTAGAGAAGATATCTTTAGACGAATGCAGAATGGACAATTCGTAATGGGTCTCGATACGTCGAATGCGGTAGGTCGAGATGGTAACGGTATAGTACTTATAGATGTGAAGACTCTAGAAGTAGTTATGCTTGCCAGAATAAGTGAAGCGAATATTCTTAAGTTTGCTAAGTGGATTTCTAGCTTTATGGTTATGTTCCCGTCAGTTACTTTGGTTCCAGAGAACAAGTCTTCGGGTCAGTCTATTATGGATATTATATCCACAGACTTAATGGCCGCTGGATACCATCCATTTAAACGAATCTTTAATAGATTGGTAGGCGGTAGCGAAGGGAAAGCTGAGAGAGGCTGGTTGGAGATTAAGAAGAACTTACCTTGTACTGAAGAGTTCTATGTTTCCTATAAAGGTTACTTAGGGTTTATGACCACAGGTAATACTCGTGCTCAACTATATGACTCTGTATTTCAACAAGCTGCTGGTTCTGCGGGCCACTTAGTTAAAGATAAGATTTTGATTGACGAGATCTTAGCTCTTGTAACTAAGAATGGACGTGTTGATCACCCTTCCGATGGACACGATGATACGACTATTGCGTGGCTATTAGGTAACTGGTTCTTACGTCAAGCATCACACCTTGATAACTATGGGCTATCTAGATTGAATGTATTGGCTGAAGTATCCGATGAAGGTGCAACAGTTGATCCAGAAGAACTAGAACGTGTACGTGAACGAAACCTTGTTCGTAAAGAAATAGAAGAATTGAAACTTGCTCTTGAAGGCACTAATGACATTATTGCCAAGACTAAGATTGAAGCTCGTCTATCTATCTTAACAAACAAATCTCAAGTAGACGGCGGTGAACCTGTAAGCCTAGATGCTGTATTAGGTGAAGCTCGTGAGAAGAAGAAGTCTAAGACTACTATTCTTGAGAAGATGAAGCGTATACAGCAATACCGTAATGCGACATAGTAAGCTACTCCTCCAGCCTGGGCTGGAGGAGTAGTCTTTATGCAAATCCAAAATCAGCAGCAGTCTTTTCGCCAATACCTATATCTTTAAGTAATGGATTCAGCTCACTAATCAAATCTTTATGGAAAGTTAAAATCGAATTAGAGCTATTGAAAGTTAATTGATCATTAGTCTTATTAGCAATAAAGATAACAGGACGAATTTCGCCTAACTCAGTTCTAACGAAGTCATCCCACCCAGGAGCATTAAGGATTTCAGGAACCTTACAAATATACTCCATAAACTTTAAATAATTAGGGTGACTACTATTCTTATTATAATAGTTCTTAAAGTCATTCAGATAAGCGCCAAATGTTGGATCATTCATTAAGTTGGATTTAACTACAAAATTAACACTGGAAGTATTCATCTTGTCATAACCACCTAAGGCAGCGACGATTTGCGGAATGTCTGACGGGAATACTGAGATCAAAGCAAGCATAAGTAAGTTACGGTTAGTATCTTCCATACCACTTGTATCAGTATGAGCTACATCCCCCGCTTCAAATAGCTGGACTTTAGTATCTCTTCCAGATCCTAAACTCTCCCATTTAGCTCGTATAGCAGGCCCATCTAAACGAGCTGGATTTAGAGCAGTCATAGAAATGAATGCTTCATATGCATCCACAATCATAACTGCATACTTATGAAAGATACATTCTTCTACTACTGGAGTAGGCTGTACTTTGTTATATGCAGGATAGTCTCCGGTTGCAGGGACTTCTACCGTAGGATAGTCGGTATACTCCCTGTAGTGTGGAGGACGTCGAAACATCCCCTCTAAATACTTAAGCGCTTCTGGCTGTTCCATCTGGTTTTCCTATATAGTCTTGTGTGCCAGCGATAAGAACTTTAGCTTCAAAACGAGCATCGTCAAGAGCATGATGCTTTCTTCCTTCAAAAGGAATTTTGTGAGTAAGCTTTTCGCCGTGTTTGTATACATACAATCTATTGACTGTTCTTAAGGATTCTTGATTCCAGAAGAACCATGGAATAGGCATACCGACATGAGTATAAGCATTGTTTAAGATACTACAATCAAACTCTGGACCATTCCCATATACAACAACACGACTAGCGTCTCCAAAATGCTTCATTAGAAAATCAGAGAACTCTCTAAGAGTATCTTTCAGTGTCAACCTTTCTTTTTCGCGGGTAAAGACCTCATCATAAGCTTCAGGAGAATCTTTCTTCTGCCTTCCCCAGAAACGTAATGTATCTTCGCAAGTATCACGCTCACGATTGTGCAGACATTGATGCGCTACTCGTCGATAGAACGTCCCTACCTCTTCCCCTGTTATAGGGTTAACAATTACACAGCCTACGTTAGTAATAACTGCATTCTCTTTCTTAGAGAAAGTTTCGATATCGGCTACCGCCGCTAATTGATTCATTTTAAAATCCAACAAAAAATAAACCCACTAGACACCTAAGTGCCTAGTAGAGTTGTAACATAAGTAGTTAGGAGGATGATCGGAATAGCTACTTTCAGATAGCGCTTTCTAAAACTCCGTTCATCTTCAAGAGTTCTCCGGTCCAGACCATAACTACCGATACAGGCCATGAATAAACAAAGGATTCCTAAATGCCCTAGAAGTATTATGCCCGGCATGTTTCTTAGTACGTCGGTAATATACTCTAGACTATTGGGCCCCGTAACAATCTTTATAATGAACACAGACATTGATAGTTGAAAGAGAGCGTGGAGTAACAGGAAGCCAAATACTCTTTTACGGTGACCAAATCCTATTCCAAGCATAAGTTGGAATAGGATTATCGTGGAAAGGTAAGCTACCATTAAACTTGCATCACTGCGATAAGAACGACGATAATAACGCGGATAGCCAAAGTCTCAATAAGCGGAATTATAAAATCTTTGTACTCGCGTAGATCATCTTTCATGTTGCGCGCTTTGATTAATATGGAATAGACAACGTCAAGTAGAACACTAATAATTAAAAGTGCGGCTACTTCGCCCAGCGCACTAGTCGCACTAAGATTAGCTAAAGCGGTAATCGCACCGCCGATCAATAACGTATAGCCGTGATCACGAATATTTGAATAGCCTAAGCGACGGACGAAGTTTTCATTTTTTGTATCAACAACTTGATCGACATACGCTTTCGTATAAGCACGATAAAGGCTAGAACGCGTCTTAGTAAAAGTCCAGACCATAACCGCTAGTAGAAATAGCGAAATAGCGAAATTAGTTTCCATGATTATTTTCCTTTTGGTTGGGATAATTGAGTTATACAGGCTATAAGAAAAATAAATAAAAAAAGAAAGAGGGTACTCTCTCCCACAGGGGGAGAGAGCTGGGTGCATTGACAGGGCTAGGCTAACTCTTCTTCCGTGAGAGTCATGTCTGCTGCCATACGACGAATAGTATCGAAGTTAGGCATCGCTGTTACCAACGAAGTCTTAACATCGATATTGTCGCCGTCTTTTGAAGCGTAGATGTCACTGGTAACGTGATCAGTGAAACGCACAGTAGTAACTACTTCATGCATATCACTATTGATTACGCCAGCACCTACTTCAGCTGTTGCGAGGGTCGCAGCTTCAGTAAAGTTCTGAGTGAACTCCATTGCTTCGTTATATTGTTCAGGTGTCAGCGTTGCAGGTAACATACCTTGTACAACATCTTGTCCGATGTTGGCAATGCCGTTCTGATCAAAATTAATTTCGTCTTTAATTTGAGCGCTAAGTGCAGTCAAACTAGTTGGTAGTGTAGACATTATTTCTCCTTAATGTCAATGGGTTTTACACTCGACTAAATGCCGAGATGTTCTTTTGCCTTTTCTTCAATAAAGCTTTCGAAAGCATTACGAAGATCAGGCTTAAGTCTTATGCCATATACAAAACGACAGATGGTAAAACGAATACATAGCCCAATGTCATCGGGCCCATGTTACCGCCTAGCGAATTACGAATACTGACTCGAGACTTCTTATTTGTATAAAGCACGAAAGCTAAAACATGAAGAAAGATCTCGATGAACAAGACAGAGAAGATGGTTTCCAAATGCTCAGTGATCGGTTCTTGGCTAATGCTAATTAAGAACAAAACAATTAAAGAGCCCGAGGCAAATCCGAAAATTCGACGAACTTTATTTATGCGCCTTTGTTCTGCAGGTGTATAGGGTTTGGAAATAGCCCCTACTTCTGTCTTATAAATTAGATACTGCATAATAAATATAAGTGCATAAGCAGTACCGATTAGTAAAAAAAGTTCCATAGTTTTATCCCCCAAAACTTATAGTAGTTTAATAGAGATTATATATCTCTACTCATTAAAATAATATAGAATTGTAATTTCCTAGACAACGGCATAGTAAGGACTACTACCAAACGGTAGTAGTCCTTTAAAATCTCTAAAAATAAGAGAGAATAAATCCTAGAAGAAATGTTAATGCAAATGTAAGCAAGAAAATATAAGATTTATACTTCTTAGCTTTCTTTGAAATATATTCCATAGAAACGTTTCTACGTTCACTAACGGAATAGAATACAAGACCGTATGAAACGTTCAGGCTAATATTTATCCGATTAAAGATAATCACCAGCTTTCTAGTCCAGCCTTTACTTGTAAACTTATTAGACACAAACTTAGCTATTAGTAATGATAGTAAGAACCACACTATAATAGCTATTCCCATAGCAGCGCTATATAAGAGCCTCTCTTCAACCATTTCCCCTTTTACTCCCTCTTTTATTTATTCTTAAAGATTACCAATCCATAGAACTTGGCTTAATAAGCTGGGTCTTAGACCAGCCTAAATCATCACGAATCATCGTGGTGGTTACCAATGGATTACTTTCCAGACCAGCGCCATCAATCAATACAGCTTGCTCGGCCATATTTAAAAGCTCTGGAGTTACTTCAAAGCTATAAGCAGATTCCAAACCAGCAGAGTCGTATTTGTTAGCGATTAGAATACCGCCATCATTAACATTATCCCAAGTAATTAATTCACGTACCTCGCGAACCAGACGGCCATTTACTGGACGCTCGCCACAGATAGTACGAACAGAGAAGCAAACGTTCTCTTCTTTATTACTTAGTTGATCAAGAAGTACATCACGCTTAACGCCTGATGGACGAACACTTGCTTCAACTAGAATAATATCACGACCTTCATGGTCTTTAGCTGCAGTAGCAGTAACGTCTTTAAAGTGGCAGATGGTATTGCGACCATCGATCATACGAAGACGGTTAAAGTACTGAGCCATATTTTGACCCGGGGTCATTTGGGGATGCTCAACTTCTCCACGAAGACGTCCAGCGCTAATGCGCTGTTGTAAGAGAGAGCCCTGAGAGAACATATTCTTCAAATAGTTATTGAAGGTATAGAAAGTCCCGTGAGCATTATAGGCTTCAAAAGCACCTAAGTTAACTCGGTAGTAACCGTCAGCATCCGCTTTCAGTTTACCTACCTTATTAGTGCCATTTAAAACCGTTCTTTCGAATTTCATTTTTTGATCGGCCATAATTATTTCCTTAATAGCTCTTCAATTTCTTCGGTTTGTTTGGCAGGGTTAAGCAGCGAGGAATTAATACCCTCACTTAAATACGCGCCAGTAAGGCGAGCCGTGGTGTTGGTTGCACCATATGACACAGAGCGCAATGGGATAACGTCTGTTGGCATATTTATCAAATCATCTTGAGTCTTATATACTTCACGAGCATAACGAGACCGGTCACCCGGAATACGAACGCGAGAAGCAGTAAAGATCTGAAGAATGGCAGGAGCAGAATGTAAGTTCGCGCCAGCATGTTTAACGGAACTATCAAACAACGTACCTAGATCGACAGGTGTTAGATACCACGGAGTTTTCCCTTTAGCTACGATTTCATCGTAAACAGCGTATGCCATTTTATCATTAACCACCAAGTTCCGGTTTGGGCATACTACCGATCCAGCTTCCCAAGATAGTTCAGCATACGGAGTTCCGTCGATAGTAACAACATTGGTTTCGTCAGGAGTAAATGGCATGACGGCTAAGGCAGATGAAACGCCATAACTATCACCCATCACTACCGCAAAGATGGCGATGGTATTAAAGCGTTCATCAACACTACCTAACTGTGAGTCTAGGTAGTGTTTAGGGAAAAGTACCTTACAAGGAACCTTAGTGACAATCTGCCCGCCTTTCTGATTAACCCAGTTGCGGTGAATGACGTCGGGTGCTCGCTTCAAATTTGAGATATCCACGAAAGGTTCCTCCTAAAGATTAAAATGCTTCGCAAGAAAGCTGATCAGCAATCCAATTAGCAACTAGATCACATACTGCTAAACAAGCAGCATCGCTAGGAGATAGTTCAGGATTGTCGGCTAGCTCGGAATCAATCTGAACAAGAATAGCTTTAGCGTCAGTACCTTCAGCCAATACATCACAAACTAGGTTGCGAATAAAGGCATGTAGGTCTTCGCCGATAACAAACTTGTTAGTAGCCATCAGCTTGTTAAGCTTCAAGTTAAATTCGGCTTTAACGTCATCCTCAAAATCAAATTCGCTGATCTTTTCGGAAAGACCACGAACAAGATATTTGTTGATAGCGACATTAGCTTCAGCTTTGCGCTTAATAAGCTTCATTGCTTCACGGCTCTTCCAGAAAGCAACTAGACCATCGATGTCTTCAGTCAATGCAGAAATTGGACGCTTAGATTCTAAGAACGCTAGGTAAACTTCAGCAGAAGCGCCATCGTTGTCCTTGATCCACTTACGGTAAGGCTTAGAGCGAACGGCTTGTTCATATTCAGTACTTAGAGTTGGAATGCCGAAACCTTCCATGTTCTCAAGCAGAGAAAGATGCGTACGCTGAGTCTCAAGGATATAAGCGAAGTGATTACGTAGCTGAGCTAAACGACCACGAATATCGTGAGATTGCTCATCGATATTAACACCTTCAGCACGGCCATTTAAAACGCCGTTTAGGAACAAGAAGATTAGAAGCGGACCATATTCAGTATAGGGGTTCGATTTAGAACCAATACCAAACTTATATTCTCCGTTAAGTACAGAGAAAGCAGAATCTGCTAAATAACTAAAAGTGCTTGACTCTTCAACCATTTCTAGAATTTGCTTATCAATAGCAGGTAAGCCTGTAGAAAGAACAGACTTAAGTTCATCAATAGAAAGAGTACTGAAGATATCCAAGCCATTCATGTTTGGACGACTTGCCTTCACCTGAGAATAGTTGCTTACCAACGTATCAAAGATGTTACCTTCAAAGAAAGCAGGAACTTCATATAGACGAACCATGTTATCTGCGAAGTCAGAACCAATTGCCTTTTCACGAATGATAGAGGCTTCTTTATTAAGTTCACGAATAACGGGATTGATTTCTTTACGAGCGAAAAGGATATTGGCAGAAGCCATTTGGATAAGCTTTTCTGTTAATGCATTCATCTCGCTATTGTGAATCTCAACGCCGCCAGCATTTTTAGCAAAGCCTAGCTTTTGCATGGCTGCTTCTTCGGCAGTTAGAGCACCATCTACCGGAGTTGGAGAATCAATATACATATCTGCTGGTAATGCGGTATAACCAACTAAAGCAGATAATGGACTTTCTGGCTTAACGGATACTTCCTTACCAGAATAAGTTAGGTCGTCAACAAGAGGACGTACTGCGATTAATGCGTCACGATTAAGCATTACGTTTCTCCTCTAGGTAACCACTTACTTTTGTAGAAATGATCTCAGAAAGATCTAAAGAGGCAGACTTACCCAACTCTTTTCCTACCATACCCTGCACAGTACGAACGCCGACTGTAACGGCGTTCGCTAGCGCATTACGGGTTTGCTTAGCGGCGTCCCGCTTAGCTACTTCCGATGCTGTTTTCATTGTTTACTCCTTAAAGTACTTTTCAGAGGCTTGTCGTGAAATCTCCATAAGTACCGCATTAACAATACCCATTATTTCAGCCGACAAAACGATACGATCCATGACGGATCGCCAACCAAAGATCATATCTATACTATCACCTTCTAGAGTCTCGTTGGTACCAGTAAGGATGCCGCCAAACACAGTTTTTAACTGACTTGCCAAAACACCCTTATCCCCAATACCTACCCCTAGGTCTTGATCGATAAATATTTCAATTGCTACTTGACCCGGCTCCACTTTGTTGCCGGATACATAAACATTTTTATCTACATAACCACTAGTGGCCATGCCGCTACTCGTCGCTTTAACGTGTTGTGCGCGACGGCGGTCTCCCGCTTCTACAATCTTCTTAACTGACTCAGACATGTTCTCTTTCTTAGAGCGATAAAGAACTTGTATGTCGGATACCTTACCCACAATTTTAGCTTTAGGGGCATGGTTAGAAAACTTACTTAACGCAGCTAATGCTTGTTCGTCAATAGAGTCTAAAGAAACACTACCGTCTTGGATAATACATAAAGGACTATCTAGATCAGTCTCGTCCCCAATCTTGACCATATTTAGAACATGGTCATCTTCATCAACAACAATAACTTTGCGTTTAGTATAAGCAGAACCTAGTTTCTCAGCTAAAGCAGCACTAATCAAAGAACTATCTTCTAAGGTTCCATTACCTTCCATGAAAGCAACATTGGCAATCGCCCCAACCTTAAATGTAACGTTCTTTGGATTTAACCAATCACGTTCGAAGTAGTCCTTGTTCCATGCAACGATATCGCCTTCTTTAACTTTGTCTCCAACTTTAAAGTCGGTAATAATTTCCTGAGGAATAGTTAAACCGCCTTGGATACCATGGTTAGTCCCAATCTTAACACCGGATGTTGAACCGTCTTTATTTTTGATGTAGACATATTCGTCAGTAATCTTTTCAATTACCCCATCCATCTTAGCAGTATATGCAAACTCATCTGCTGTACGCGCACCAATCACCTGTTCATAACCAGTACGAAGAGGCATGGATTGATAACCCTTAGCATGAACCATAGCAGACATCTGTACGTTCAATAAATTGGCTCTTTTTCCTGTTGGTATTAACTAGGTGTCGTTAGTACCTAGCCAGCAGTAATCTGCTGCTGCATGTCGCCATGCAGACTAGACCATATCTTCACCTCCAGCTTTACCTGCTGAGGTGCTCTCCGTTTCGAGTCCACTTGGACCCTACACCGTGATAAGCGGTTGGTCGTTGAACCTTGATCTTAGTCTTTCTAGACCTTAGACCCTTGGCTGCTGATTGTCTCTCACTTTACTTTTTCAAACATTCACGCTCACCGTTTCCAGTCACGTTGTAGTAGTAAGCTTCTGAGTAGACCGGGTATGCAATTTATTAAAAATACCCGGCCCAGTTAAGCCATAACAACTTAACAGTTTCCAGCAATTAGAAGAGATTCTGACTAATCATTTCTGAATTAGCAGGACAGAATCAGTTTTAATTTCTTTGTAAATATCAGAATAGTTGTAGAACTTAAAGCCCTTCTTACGAGTTTTACCGGGACATTTGTTTATCCAGTAAGACATGGTTGTTTTACCAACCTCGAAGCTTCTAGCCGCATCAGCTAGTCTGATATAAATCCTCTCTTCACCAGTCTCATCATTCTTGCAATAGATAGCACTATAGCCAGAACTCTTTTCGTAGTTAAGAACTGGATCATCCACAGTCTCCCATGGAGTTCCATCATCCATCTTCAGCAAGTACAGGTTACCTTTAACAGCGAAGACTTCGAATGGATTATTTTTAATCCTAGTTGTAATGTTACTTTCCGGTAAGTCAATGGCACGTGCCGCTTCCCGGAAAGAACCATAACGCTCTATAGACCCCTTACAGTAGTCTTTTACCAGTATGGGTATCGATCTACCATAATTCTGCATTTCAAGCCGTAGTGCTTCATTAGAGGCCTTTTTCCATGGCGTTGTCGAAGTCCCGGACTTGTATAGCTTCCCTTCAGGAAAGATTTTCTGTCCGTCGCTACCTATGCGCTTCAGTAACTCGCCGCTACTCAATCCAAGTGTCTCCATTGCAATGGAGCGAAGAGGAAACTCTTCTATTTCTCCAGTGAATGGATCATAACTTATTAGAGGTGAGCGTGTACGCTTAAGTCCTGTGTCGACTGAATGTCTTACGTTCTCTTTAGCTGTACACCATTCAAGATTCTCTGCCGAATTGTCCTTAGGTAAACCATTTTTATGATTTACTTGTAAAGACTCCTTATTTGGAGTTTCTGGATAAAAGGCGGCTGCTGCTAATCGATGAAGAGCTACATGTACCTTCTTTCCGCTATCGTCAATAAAGCGGGTAGTAATGTAGCCTCTATCGTTAGGACTGACTTCCAGTAGACGACCGGTTTCTTTTACCTTAAATCTACCTTTGGCATTTACGCAATAACGGCTAAAGTTAGGGATTTCGAAGAAGGTCTCGTCGCCCTCAACTGGTTTTGGATTAAAAATATTTCTCATTGTAATATACCTAATACTGATACATACAATAAGATGACCTAAAATACTAACTGTACAAATTATAGATTAGGTCGCCAAAGAAATTATGAAACTAATTTTAGTTTATCATCGTGGTTAGTGCCCGGCATTAATAGGCCAGTGGTGGATAGCACACTACTAGAACCTTGTCCTTCTTTATAACGACTACTCACACCACGAACAGTGTCAATATTAGCGTTAGGAGAAAGAATAGAACGAATACCTACTTTAGCACTATCTGGCGTACCTTCTGAGATAAGACCTAAGTCATTCTTATGGAAGATACGAGAACGCTTAACAAGAGTCTCTGCTGAACGACCACCCGCACCACCTAGGTTAACAGTTTCCTGTTCCTTTAAGCTGCTGATTGGATTCAGAGAACTTGCAGGAATAGTTGTTTGGTCGTTCTGGATATCACCCATTACTGCCATTGGATTTACATCAATAGTAGCTGTCTTAGTAAACTGATTGTTCCTATGGCCACGCACACCTTCAACAAGTCTACGATACAAGGTACCAGAGAAACGCTCAATGCCACGGATACGCATGAACTCAGGATCAGTCTCATCAGGATGACGGTCGTCTTGAAGTAACTCAACCGCATAAAGCAATAGCTCTTTATAGACAGTTGGTTGGTCTTTAGACTTTAGGATTTCTTCAGTGATTGGATCAATGAACATATCTTCCAAAAGTTCTAATTCATTTAAGTGGTAGTTACTACCGCCTAGGAATGTCATTAGAGGACCATAGCCTTCTTTACGGTTTAGCTGATCCATACGCAAAGTATGAATGGCTTTTCGTACAGGACGGAAGCCAGCATAAAGCATTGAGATCTCAGAGCGGCTAGCGTCGATAATAACCGTTTCGTCTTTAAACTTAACAGCAATTTCGTTGGCTTCAATAGGCTCACGAGAACCAGTGGCGACTATTCGGTAATTTACTTTGAGATACTTAAGTAGTTTCTCAAAACCTAGCAGATAAGAAAGAACCATAACAATAGGTACTTGCTTATTGAAGACAGACATTACAATATGGTCACGAGGAGCAGTTCCTGCTTCAGGTAGAATGAAAGACTCTAGACGACCTTTAGACTCTGAATTACCCTTAGAATGAAGAGTCAGTGCATTGTCCATATTGATAGTTAAGAACTCACCAGAGGAATTAGTAGCACAAACGACTACGCCATCTTTCTCTAGTTTCTTAAGTACGTCTTTACCGTACAATTCTTCACGTTTATCATAAGCAAAGTTGAATACAAACTTATTCGAAGTAAAGCCTTCTAACTTACTACCAATTGAGGAATAAGCTAGAGGTACCTTAGCTTCGATCTTCGTCATGTCGCCATAGCGAAGAGCCGTGATTGCTTTATTAGAAACGTCTAGACCAGCAGCATTGATATGCTTTAATAGCCAACGACCATAGTTATCTACAGCTTTAGGGGAACGCTTAATAAACGTCTTACCATAATAACTAGTCAGAGCAACCTTATCTGGTCCACTCTTACGAATTGGCATATCTACACGCTGAGAGTCAAACGTGTATTTAACACCACCCTTAAAGAAACGACCTTGGTCATCTAGTTTGGGGATTTGGAATTTAATAGTAGAACTCTTACCGGTAATAGGTTGAACTTTCACCGTGTATTCTAGCTGAGAATCCAGAGCATCTACAATCTCTTCCATCTGAACGTCGCGAACAATAACACCGGCATCCTTAAGTTTAAGGAACATGTTATTTATATCACGGAACATGATGTTGTCCTGATAGTGCTTATCGAAATTACTTACTGAACTTTCCTTAATGGTAGGATCAATAATCTTATCGATAGCAGTAGGGATAGTACGAGAAACTACAGTCTCTTTAAATTCCACTTTAGAGGCTTCGCCGATAGGCTTACCAGTAATCGGGTCAGGAATAGATTCCGTAGCTTTGGCAAGTTCTATAATCTTAGCTTGCTCACGAGAAGACAATTGTCCTTCAGAACCTAGCTCAGAAACCATTTTAAGGATCTTAGGGCTAACCGCACCGTCAGCAGCCTGTTCAGTTTCTTTCTCAACTTCTAACGCAGCTGTCTCTACAAGACTCTTCTGCTCAACAAACTTCTCAAGTACTTGATAGAAATGTTTCTGTCTAGTCTCTACTGAATCTTTATCGTCTTCATTAAAGCGGAATTGCAGAGCAGGAATCACGCTAACAAAACCAGCACCCATGAAAACAAAGTTAAGTTGCTTTAGCTGTTCCTCAGAAAGAGTAGAAAGACTACCTTTCCCTTCAATGAACAACCATAGGTCACGAAGTCCTAATGCTTCAAATGTATGCCACTTAGTCGCATGCGTATTACTTAGCTCCTCAGTGATCATTTTAAAATCAGCAAAAGCAGGCAATACGTTTGGAAGACGATACAAAGAAAACGTCTCACGTTCTTCCGTGGTAATCTTAATGCCCTTCAAGAACATATCGTTAATGTTACTCCATTCATAGTACGGAGTAAGGATATGGTCAGAGTAGTCGATACCATGAGTTAGGAAACTATAATCATAAACAACTAAGTTACGACGACTATCTAAAGCTTTACCGATGTCGCGAGCACGACGTACACGTCCTTGACTACGGAAGTAGACGGATTCCATCTTCTTGTAGTTTTGCTTCTTGCGGATGGCCTTACCTTTGGTAATTGGTAATTCAGTTTCATGAAAGACACGAACGTCTTTAGGGAAATTAACAATCATTGGATGGGAGCCCCGAATACCTAGTTCAGGACTGTCCATATCGATATAGTGCAAAGCAGAGTCTAAAGGTAGCTGGAAGTCTTTAGCTGGATGAACCTTAAGTAGGTTCAAGGCTTTGCCCGGAAGTATAGAAAACTTCTTTAAAAAGGGAGCATAAAGCATAATACTTGCCTTCTTGTTTTAATGGGTTTATTTGAAGTTCTTGAGTACCCAAGAGCTTACGTCGGTGGTTGTGTCATACATCAAACCACCAGAAGCCTGTAGGTACATTTCCTTCCCGTTTAAAATCTTACGCATTTCTTTAACAGATTCGTCCGAGTAGACTAAAGTCAAGGAGACAGTATCTCCATCGAAATCAGCTCCCAGAGGCTTAAGCATAGCGCTATGCGGAATCGTCGTATCAACGAAACTCTGTGAACCTTTATCTGCGTCTGGCATCTCAGGGAATACGCTTCCACTTGAAGTCCAGTCGTCAGCCAATTCAGTTAAAGAGATAGCAGGGTTGGTAGATTTACAATATAGCTTAGTAGGATAGATCGAACCTAAGCCAGTAACAGGATAGCGAGTAACGAAACCATACACACGGTCGCTAACAGAGTGCGCAGCATAATAAAATAACTCCGCCCAAGTCAATGGATAAACATTCTCTTTCTCTAGGTGAGGAGGAAGCTCTTCCATATTCTTAAAGATACGAAAAGACTTCTCATCTTTATAGATAAGAGCTAGAAAATGACCATCAACCATAACAGGCTTGTGTCTACGTTCAAGTAGATCAAAACCATTCATGGTATCGTTAAGGCCATCTATAGTTGTCCATTTGTCCCGAGTCTTTTGTTTTAATTTTACAGGAACTAATTTAAGTGTTTTAGGATCGATTAAAGGAACCTCTCCATCTGGGTTACTGACAATATCAACTAACAAAGTTGTATTCAGCTTATGCTGAATCAAAGGAGAACAACCTTTAATAAACTGATGGATACCAACTTGAGTTGTATTGATATCGGCAAGACGTGGACTATCCATGTCCTCTGCTGTCATGTCCATGGCACTGATAACATTCCGTGTACTACCAAATACCCGACGTGCAGCCCACTTGCCTTGTATGAACCCTGATTTACCTGAGATCATATTCTCAAGGTATGCGTAAACTTCCAGTACTGCTCGTTGTACTTTCCATCGAGTCAAGTCTAGATCTGCAGTTTCCTTATTCTGCATTACAGGACTGATTGTTGCAGCTGAAGTTAGAACGGAGCGATAAAGTTTACTTAACTCGTGTTCGATTGGACGGCCACCTTCTGTCATCTCGATATCTCGAAGACCGGCAGGTAGGACAACCAATTTATCCATTAGAGCAACCTTACGATATTTCTCTATTAGATCGATATTAAGATCACGTCGCTTTGATTCGTTCCGTGCAAACTTAATATCATTAAAATGTTTAACGAAGAAATGGAATCCAGTATCTCCGTCTAGTGCATCACTTCGAACAAAGTCTTTTAACTTCTTATCGAAGATTGCATATCCTTTACCTTCAAGAATATCTTTATAAAGACCTTTCAATCTAAAGATTTCCATAAGTAGTTTAGGATGAAAAACGGTTGTATTCAGTTTGATGAGTGCGTGTTGTTGATTACGCTTTTGTTCGCCAGCCAAACCGAATATAAGAGTGGAGTATAAACCTGCTGGATGATACTCTCCGCTGGACGTATCCCAAATGTCCGATGCAGTGATCTCAGCTAGATGACCTACCTTCTGTTTGGTTGGTTCAAGTATAGAGATATTAAAGGGTAGGCGCTTCTGTTGCATGATAACTCCACATTTAAAAATCTAATAATTTATAAGGACTAGAAATTTTGGCCTTATCTAATTTATAGTGTTAACAAGAGGTCACTGTTATGTCTGATGACATTAATTTAGATGACATCGATATGGACGGACTGGATCTGGATTTCGATTCGGACTTAGATCCATTTGATGTCAAAGATGACCGTAAGCCTGCTACTAAGGTAATGGATGGTGCTCTGGGTTCGCTTAGAGACAAAGACAACCTTGCGCATGCGGCTAAGACTATAGCGGATAATTCTTTACCGCCGGGTTTTAAAGCTGCAAGAGGACAGGCTGATAAAGTTCTGTCTGAGGCTCGCAGTATATACGATAAAACAGCCAAAGAGCTAAAGGGTCCAATGGAGGACCTGAAAAGGGCTGTTCATAACAATATTGATGGTTTATCTTTCTTACCAAACAGCATTAAAGATAAAATCAAAAGCATGACCAAGGAAGAGAAGAAGTATGGTTTAGAGTCTCAGCGCGAGATTGATGAAGCTAATATTTCTTCTGCTGCCAACGAAATCTTTGGTCGCCAACTTAATCTTCAGATGGCTACTGAAGAGAAGAATGCTAAGGCCGAAGGTGCTAGAGACAAACGTGACCAAAAACGCTTTGAGGCCAGTAGTGCATTACTAGGTCAAATTTCTAATGCCGTAACTCGTTTGGCTGCGTATACAGAACAGATTGAAAGTCCATACCAACGTAAGATGTTGGAGCTGGGTCATCGTCAGTTCTTTATGCTTCGAGATATTGCTGAAACGAATAGAGCGTTCTCTTCTGACGCTATTTCTAATCTACGCAGCATCTCTAAGAACACAGGTCTTCCTGAGTTTGTTAAGTTACGTGGAACAGAAAGTTATATCCAACTTACCCGTGAACGGTTAATGGGTCGTCTTAACGACACTGCTGCTCAAGGGATATCTAAGTTTGGTAGTCGCTTTGCTTCTAACGTTAAGAGTCGAGTATCTGAATTCACATCTCAAGTCTCTGAAGGCTTGTCGATGGGTGCGGATATGATCGATACTGTTGGCGGAATGGCTGGCGATGATATGCCGGGTATGGATGCTCATGAGATGGCTGGTGAAAACATCGGCTCTATCGGAATGAGCATAGCCTCTAAAGCGGCCGGTAAACGTCTCGGCGCATTCCTCGCTAAGAACCCTACTATGTCACGATGGAGTAACCAACTACTCTATCTTTCCGAAAACGCCCCAGAGGCTCTTGTAGAGCTTTCTAAGATGGGTGATACGGAACGTTTCAGTATGCTTAGGGAACTTATCCCGGGCATAGGCGGAGATAATGAATCTGTTGTCCATAGTCTAGCCGAAACGATGACGGACGCTTCTCTTTTCGATGAGATGACTCGTCGTAGTATTGTTGAAATTATACCGGGTTATTTATCCCGTATTTTAAAGACAACTACGGATATAGCAACAGGCCAAGATAACGAACGATTAACTTACTCTGTAGATAAGGAAGAGTTTGTTACGATTGGTTCTGAAGTCAAGTCTCTTCGTAAACGTATTTATGACGAACGAAATGTAAGTCGTTCTGTTTCTGCTGGCTTTGATATCATCGATAAGATTGATCCTGAAGGTAAGCTTTCCAAGGAACAGAAGAATGCGTTAATGCGTATGTTAGTTGACAATGCTAATGGGGGTCAACTATTCAGTTTGGGTAACCTTTCTAAACTAACCGATAAAGACGTTGAAGGCGGCGATCTATTTGCCAGTCTGATTCGTGATACTTATATTGGTGAAGGTAAGGAAGGTAGACTGGCGGAAGGTAATCTAGGCCTCTCTCGTATCTACAAAGATATGAAAGATGGATTTGGTAATATCAATCCAGAACTAGGTAAGCTTAATGCTAGCGGCAATAAAGAAATTGCTAGACGTCTTGGCATCATCGGTAAAGTCGGTGAGAAAGATATGGTGGATCATACCAATAAGAGAACAATGTTCTTTGAAGAGGCAATGAATGATCCTGAACTAGCGGCTCGCCTAACGGGCGTTAAAGGTGTTGATCTAGATCTAGGATCTGGCGAAGCGGCCAAGAAGAAAGGTTTCTTTAAGCAGCGTAGAAAACAGCAGTTCTATAACGGCCCTACTAAAGGGTTTGAAGAGGAAGAATATGGGGAAGTGCTTTCCCTTAAATCTTTCATGGGTGCTGATGGCGGTCTTAAGTTGGATATCTCTGGTATCCAAGAAGTTGCTAACGGAATGCCGGGCAGCCTCAAGGAAGAGTTCTTCGAAGAAATCGAAAATAAACTTGGCATCCCTGTTCATGTTCTTACTATGCCGGGAGGCTCTGTACGAATGGATGATGGGGCTGGACCAGAGGGTTCGGGTCCGGAAGGTCCATTATTTGGAATGCTTAAGGGTCAGTTGGATGAAGTTAATGTCCAGCTACGCGCTATCTTTGAAGCAACTATGTCTAGCGGTAACACTACCTATTCTTTCGGTGCTGGCGATCTAGCTAAGTTCGCTAAAGAGAAGTTAGGTAAAGCAACAGGTTTTATTACTGGCTACTATTCTAACTTAGGCAAGGCATTTACTACTGCTAAAGATACCGTTATGGGTGGTGCTACATCCATGTACGAGAAGATCAAGAAAAAGACTAAGGACTTTAAACAGTTACCTTTTGATCTTTATATTCCGGGTAAGCCTGATCCAGTCTTGATTTATCAAAAACTTCGTGATGGCGAATACTTTGATGCAGTAAGTGGTAAAATACTAACCAGCTTTAATGAAATCACTGGTCCTGTAGTAGACGCAGATGGGAACATCGTATTGTCCTTTGAAGATCTTAAACAAGGTCTTGTCGATCGCTTCGGTAAGAAGATTGATATAGAGGCAATGAAATCAACTATAAGTGATCTATTCACTAAAGCGAAAGAAGGTCTAGGTAATATCTACGGCATGCAGTTTGGTCTAGCGAAGACTGCTTTAAATGCAGTTAAGCCTTTATTGGGTCAAGCTAAGAAGTTGTTAAGTGCTCCGATGGATGTCTATGTAGCTGGTGAGCGATCGCCTCGACTACTAGCTCGTATTATGGAGAACGGCGGATACGTAGATGCCGATGGTAAGATAGTTTCATCTTTACGAGATGTTAAAGGTGATATCTATGACCTTAAAGGAAACGTAGTATTAAGTTTAGATGATATCCGAAACGGTATCTTTGATAAGTTTGGTGTTCAAATTAAGAGCAGTGAATTATTATCTCGCTTAACTATGGCTCCTAAGCTTGCTATTAAGAAAGCAAAAGAAATGTTTACTATGGCTAAGAACTTCGGTCTTGGTGCCATGGGACACGCGAAAGATTTATTTAAATCTCTCTTCTCTGGTTTTGGTGGGCCGGAAGGAATCGCTATTGGCGGTTTCAATTCTGACATACTAGAACGAATCTATCGCCACATGGAAATGCGCTGGCCAGTTCAAAAGGCTGCTCTAGCGGGTGACATGCAGACCGTTTACAAGAACGAGGCGGAAGCTAAGGTTAACCTCACCGAAGCTATGAATAACTTTGTAGCCCAAGCTAAAGAAGCGAAGGATAAGTTTTCTGCAGATTCAAAAGAGAAAGTTGATAAGCACATCAAACCGCATCTAGATCGATTGATGAAAGAAGTCAAAAACTATAATCCGTTTATGGATGATGAAGTTGATGCGGAAGTGGACGTTACTAGTAAACGCAAAGTAAACTCTGCTAGTCTTAAAGATCTAATGGCAACATTGATTAATAAGATTGATGGAGATGAAGTACGCGGTGACGGTAACGGGGATGGTCTTCGAGACGGTGGTTGGAGAGCCCAACTGAAGCGTCGTAAAGATCAACTTAAAGAGAAGATGAACCTTAAGCCTAAGGATCGCGCAAAAGCCGAGAAGGATGCAGAGAAATCTGGAGACTCTACTGGCTTAATTGCAATGGTACTTGGCGGAATCTCGGACAAGATTACAGGGGCCCTTGGAGGGTTCTCTGGCGTTCTAGATGGGTTAAAGAGCTTAATAGCGGGCAAGGCTTTAGGAGGAATGCTTCCTGACGGTACTCCTGATTTGGGTAAAGGAGGGAAGAAAGGTCTCTTGCGTAGAGTTGGAGGAAAACTTGGAGGTCTAGCTAAGGGCGCTGGCCGTCTTGCATTGGGCGCTGGTAGCACCTTAGGGCGAGTAGCCTTAACTGCTGGTGCCGGTTTAGGTAAGATGGCTTTAGGCGGCTTAGCAGTTGCCGGTAAGGGCTTACTTGCCGCAGGCGCTGCTGTCATCAGTAGTCCTGTACTTATAGCTGCCGCTGTGGGTGGATTGGCCTATGGCGGCTATAAAGCTTATAAGTATTTCTCGGATAGATCTGAGCCTGAGGGTGTTGAGAAAATGCGTTTTCTTCAGTACGGCGTAGACCTTACTGATAAGAGTGCAATCGCAAACATCCGACAGCTTGAAGCTGAGGTGATGGATGAAATAAGCTGGCAGGGTAATCGCCCAATACTTAAGAAGCCTGTAAAAGAGTTTGCTCAAGAATTTGCTGAAGACTTTGGTGTGGACATGAACCGTCCAGAACAAATCCAAGCATGGGCAATCTGGTTTGCTAAGCGCTTCATTCCTATTTTCCTTACTCACTTAAGTGCAGCTAAGAAGATGGGGATTGGTGATGACATTGAAGATATCGAAAGTGATATCAAAGAAGACCAACGTCAGGCATTTATCAAGGCAGCAGTAGCTCCTAGGTTCTATGGTGAACATAGTCCATTGGATGTATCTGCTAATCCTTGGCCAATGTCTCAGCCTACTAATACTGAGTCTGAACTAAACAGCATGTTAAGTACTGCTCTTAGTACTGCTCCAGTAACTGCTATTGCTTCCAAGGCTAAAGCAGATAAAGCTGAGAAGGTAGGTCGCCGTCGCACCAGAAACAAAACTAAAGACGTTGCTGAAACGAAACTTGACACAAAAGAAATAAAAGAACAGGATGGCTCTAAAGCCGCCGATGTAGTGAAAGCTACAACTTCTGTTGTTTCTTCTATGAAAGCAGCTAAGCCTGCTGAAACGACAAGTGACAAGTCAGTAGTAGATAAAGGTATGGAAGCTATGGCTTCTAACCAACATCTAAGTAACGAAACCATGTCTCGAATCGAAATGGAGCACAATAAAGCATTTGCTCAACGTGAACGTAGTATCCAACAACAGGTTATTACGAACTCCAAACTTGATGAATTAATTGAGATTATGGCCGCTGGTCGTCAAAGATCTGCGAGTGCTACTAAAGCGAAAGCTAAGAGCCAAAACGTTTCAGTTCCTGTGGATCTTCGCAGGAGTGAGGCGAGCTAATCGAGTGGGCATGAGAGATCATGCCCACTTATCTTTTTTAAAAGCCATTAGGAAGACGTCATGGAAAATCGAGAAAAGTTTACAGGCGAAATAGATGACACTAGCTGGATTCGCCAAGCTATGTTCGTACCACGAACCGTATCCGAACAATCCCGTCACGTCAATCGTACTTATTCCAGTGCCGGAGAAAAGTTCTTCGACACGACTCTTGGGGGTAATCTAAGCATTAACCCTAAGCCGCAATTTACTCGTACCGCAGATTTAAAGATGCCATCTCTTTCCCCTAGCTCTAAAGGGATGGGTCGTTACTACTCAGAAGCATTGGACGATAATGCATTCCGTGTTTCTTTACAGTTCGGTGTTCCCGAATTCAATTCCCTAAGTCAGTTCTTAGGGAACTTCTATAACCCTCAGTTAGCCACGCTAGTAAATCGTGGTGAGAACCAAGGGTTTAGTTATAAGCTAGGCTATGCCGTAGGCTTTATCATGACTCTGCCTCTACAGGCGTTCTTTGGTATAAGCTACTTAGTTACTCGTTTGAGTTCTTTTGCCGCTGGTACGCCTTACAGTAAGTTCTATTACATGAAGCCCACTATGCCTCTGTATTGGAATACTGTAACCAGTTTAGTAAACCATCTGTCCGTTAGCATGGGTATTACTCAGGGTGCATTTAAGAAAGGTTCCGAAAAAGATCCTTTAACTGACAGCGAGATTGCTTTGTTAAACAAATCTCTTCCGGATATCTTTAAGCGCGATACGGATTCAGATAAGAACTTAAACGGTATTGATGTATATGCTGTAGCGACTCGTGCACAACGTTTAGCAGATGAGCACTATGCTCGCTTAGACGGGATTGCTAAGAGTGCAGGTACGACTGAAGAATATGTTAAGCAGGTTAAAGCGGAACTAAGTCAACAGAAATCTAAGAAAGGAGATCTTCGAATGAAGTACCCTTCTTATGGTGAATATATGGATAGTTTCCTTAGCGGTAAGTTAATGGAACCTAAACCTGCCCCTGCTGAAGGTGAAGAACTATCTGAGAATCACGAATACGTTCGTGCAGATGAGCCTAGTTGGACAGACCACTTCAAAGCAGAGATTCGAGATGGTTCCCACTTTGTTTCTTTCATTACTGATTTGTCTAACCCTACTGAGTCATTCAGTAACAGCGTTAAGACCTCTGCTGTAGCTGAGAAATTAAACGGAGCTAACAATGCTGCTCGTGATATGCGTTTCAGTTTTGCTGAAGGTAACTTAATTGGCGATACTCAGAAATCTATTACTGACGCTATCGGTAACTTCGCAACAGGCGCTTTAGATTCCGTTGGTCTTGCAGGACTATCTGCTTTCTCTGGTAATGCTTATGTTGATATTCCTAAGACTTGGGATAGTTCTTCTGCTGAACTAGGAAAGACCTCTTACAAAATTCGACTGCAAAGTCCTTATGGTAATAAGTTCTCTTTATTGACGAACATCTATATTCCTCTTTGTATGTTATTGGCAGGTGCTCTACCTAGAAGTACCGGTAAAGCTTCCTACTCTTCTCCTTTCCTTTGTCGTGTATTTAGTCAGGGCGTAACGGATATTAAGTTGGGTATGATTGATAGCTTAACGATTACTCGTGGTGTAGGTGGGATAGGTTGGACTGAAGACCGATTGCCGAATGCTATCGAAGTAGATATCGGTATTGTTAACTTAGATGAGATTATGCATGTCCCTGTAATGGAGTCATTCGGAGACGGCGGGATCTTTTCTGCATTCGATGAAGATACGGCAATTGGTGATTACTTAAATACTCTTTCGGGATTATCTTTGTATGACCAATACTATATCTCTCCTCGTATTAAGTTAGCGTGGGCTAAGACAGTACAGAACTTTGAGAGCTGGACAAGTAAGTCTCATATGGCTAACTGGGCAGCTGGTACTATACCGGGTCAAGCTTTGTCTGCGATTGCTCGTGGTTCGGAAGTTTTATAAAAAAAAAGAATAAACTATACTCCTAGGCTAATGCCTAGGAGTATAGTATTTATGTTGTCTTATTTTCCAAGAGG